AGCAGTGGTATCAACGCAGAGTACTAGACGGTAATCTTTGGGTTGCCGATTACGGTGCAGAAATCTGGAGTGTCACTCCAGCAGGTGTCGGGACGTATTACGAAACAGCAGCATTAGGCCAGTCCTATCCGAACGCCATTTGTCTTGGTGGAGACGGCAACCTGTACGCTAGTGATGCCTACGGCACAGGAATTTCTATCAACAAAGTCTGGCAAGTTCTTTTCGTCAAGGGTGGAATGTCTCATGGAAAACACCGAATGCACTAAGAGAGGAAAGCATGACAACGCTTGAACAGTACGGAGCAGCATCAGTAGCCAAGGCCAGATCGGAACTTGGCACTCCCTACATCTACGGGAAGACAGATTGCGAGTGGCTTACCCGGATTTGTGCTGCCCGCAATTAACGTTGTGATCCCTTGGGGGTCAAGCGAACAGTGGCTAGACAAGGATCTTCCGCACATCGCCAGGAACGGACCGTGGCCCGCTGGCTGTCTGCTCTACTTCCTTGGGTCTGACTCGCCCGGTCCTGGTCTGCCAGGCCACTGTGGAGTGAACATCGGTGGCGGGCACATGATCGACGCTCCCTACACTGGCGTGGATGTTCGGATCGACTCGTGGAGTCCGACAACTACAGAAGGTGACCTGGCATTCATCGGAGCGATCGACATCGCACAACTCGGGAAGGCTCTGCCTGCTACTCCCGAGCCAACTTTGTACTACAAGGTGCCGAATATGTTCGGTGTCCCTGTCATTCTTGTGCAGAACAGGTTGTGCGCCAAGGGCTTACGAATCAGGCTTGCCTATCCTGGCTGTCCTACTGGTGTCGATGGGCAGTTCGGGATGAGAACTTCGGTTGCGGTCAAGCTCTTCCAGACCAAGGAGAAGATAGGAGTAGACGGCATCGTCGGTTCTGAGACTTGGCAAGCACTAGGGCTGTAATCCACAACCAAGAGAAAGGAAACACGATGGTTCATGTCCCTTCAGTCGGGAGGATCGTCCGCTTCAAGTTGGACGCCGACACAGCCAGCAGGATCAACAAGCGTCGCATGGACGCAACCAAGTCCGGGATCGCTCGTGAAAACTCGGGAACACAAGTTCACGTCGGCAATGCTGCCGAGGCCGAGCACGTCTACCCGATGCTCATCGTCTGCACGTGGGGCGAGACAGAAGAGTCGGCTGTCAACGGTCAGGTCTTCTTAGACGGCAACGACACGTACTGGGCGACAAGTGTCTCGCAGGACATAGCTGCCACCAGCGACAACAATCTCCAACCAAATCACTGGAGGTTCCCGGCTGCTGTTTAGATAGAAGAAAGGGAGTGGGCCGGGACTCGACTCCGACAACCCACTCCCTCTCAGCGCACCTACCGGGTACTGATAGAGCAGACTTCCCAGCTCCTCAACCGGGCAGTGCATCAGGGCGACAGCAAACCTGAGCACACGCTGCAAGTCGATGCTTTCCACTCACCGACGTAATCAGTATGAACGATAGGCACGATCATGTCAAGCTGATCCGAACATCTTTTTCAAGTCTTTCCTAGTCAACTCTGCTGGGTCTTTGGCGTCATTTAAGTATGCGGGTGAATCGCAATGAATCCCTGTGTGGCGAAGGGATGCTCTGACTTGGACTCCGGCTGATCTTCCCGCACTATCGTTATCTGTAAGAAGACAGACGCCTCGGACTCCCAGTGATTGCAGAAGCTTAACTTGACCTTCCGAGATACTCGATCCAAGGAGAGCGAGTGCAGGGATATTGGCCGACCAACAAGACAGAGCATCCACCGGTCCTTCAACCACCGCCACTCTAGTCCGGGAACTTTGTCTAACGATCCAACTTCCGTAGAGGCTTCGACCTCTAGCGAAACCTCGTGGGTATAGGTATTTTGGTTTTCCATCGTCCATCCTTCGGTAGATCACGCCGAGCAGGTTCCCGTAGCTGTTCCGCAGTGGGATGACTGCCCGTTCTGTGATGGGGTCATAAGCGAGGCCGAACATGTTGACGACCGACTGGCTCAAGTGCCGGGTGTCGGTCCAGTACGGGTGATGCACGAACTGCCGGAGAGCCGTTTCCTCCATGCGGAGAGCTTCGTTCTTGTTGGGCCGGGACGAAAGCCGTCGAGCCATGCTCAGCCGACGCCTGATCTGCTCTGTGCTGACACCAGCGTCGAGCACTTGCACGCCCATCTTCTCGGCCAGCCAAAAGATGTTCCCCTTCTCACCGCACCCGAGGCATATCCACAGACCTTTACGGGTGTTGAAGCGGAAGGAGGGAGAAGAGTCGTTGTGGAACGGGCAGATGCACGAGAATTCATCGCTTGAGTCTTGGACAACCTGAAGATTGGTGCGTGCGAACTGCTCGTAACGGTTCATGATTCACGGCTGCTTGCTAAACAGAAACCTACAATGACGGCTACCATGAGCACAACAAAGAAGATGATCAGACTCATCTCACACCGCACTCTCTTCCGCAAACGTGAGGGGTCGGGTTGTAAGACTTACGGACGAAGTGCATTCCCTGACCCATTTTGGCATCACCGATTTGTTTTTCTTTGACTTTGATTGCGACGTAATCTTTTCCTACCCATACAACTTCGGGTGAAGTATCTCCAGACATCTTTTGCAGTTCACCTCTTCCGAATCTCCACCACGGATTGCTCCGTTCTTCAGGATGAAACCACACAAGGACTTCTTGGACTTTGTGAAGTGTTGGTGCTCAAGAAGATGGATCGTTTTCCCCTTCCCTGAGTTTTCGTGTTGCGCCGTTTCTGTTTATGCCATCAACACGAAGACTTCGGACTACTAAACACTCACTCATCACTTACCTCCAAACTTTCAGCCATCTTATTTGCTACTCGTGAAAGTGACGCTCGACGCAGAGCATCTTCGAAAGGCTTTGTTAGACCATCAGGGAAATCCGACATGTGAACACCAGTTGGATGTATTTGGTTATGTCGTTCGTACCACAGCCAATCAATCACCTTGGCGTAATCAAGAAGTGTCGGGACATAAGGTTCACTCATGATCCACTACTTCCTTCCTCTTCGTACAATACACAAGCGATGATTGCGTACACAGCGGAATCCAAGAGGCTGTCTTCTACTTTCTCGAAGACAAGTTCGCCACGATTCAGGAACGACTTGATTCGGGTGAGTTTGTCGTTCTGTCGAACGAGCGCACCAACCCAAGCAGGAACACCGAAGTCTTCTGAGGCACGCACGTTGGCAAGCGGATCGTTTATCGCTCCGTAGTCTTGCGACTTCGCATCGTGGAGCTTCTTGATCCGGGCCAATACAGCATCGAACCGAGGATCAACAACATCATTTTCGTTCTCGGTCCACCCCTTGAGCTGGGCAATTGCTTCTGCTTTCTGCATGTCTGTGCTCACTGCCGGAGCAAAGAAGTCACCTGTTATCGAGTCTTGTAGTCGTTCCATTAGAACACCGGTCCGTAGTCGATGCGAGTTCCGTACTCAGGATGTCCGTGGATTGCCATGAACATTCCCATGTGCGGAAAGATCGCAGTTGAATGATCCATTGTTTGCCACCTAACTACGACTGTGCCGTCACTGAAGATGATTCCTTCCATCTGTACTTCGTCAGGTGGTTTTGCTGCTCCAGTTTCCATATAGTCCGCTGGCGGTGTTTCTCGGTACACTTTGAATGTCTGTATCATCAGTCCACCTCTCCATCACTTTCTTCTAATTTTCGGGCTTTGTTTCCACTGATCTCTCCGTAGACTCCGAGAGCGGGGTTGAATTCAGCAAACCATATCCCTTGATCCTTTCCGTTGCGGAACTTAGCCAGCCGGAACTTGATAACGTGTTCCGATTGCTGCGCCAACGTGACCACAATGTCTGCGTCCTGTCCGATGGCATCTGAGAGCCCAAGTTGGTCAACTCGTGGAGGTTCTTTTCCCACTCCCTGTCTGTTGATCTGCGCCGCACAAACGATCGGTGTCTCATAGCGCATGGCGAGTGCCTGAATGTCGTTCGATAACTTGGCAACTGTTTGCCAATCCTTTTCTCTGTTGTCGAGGAGTGTGATGTAGTCAATTAAAACAAGCCCAGGATGAACAGTTTCTATCTGCGCCTGCAATACAGCCGGAGAAATCTTTCCCCGTGTACCATCTACGATGTGAATATCTCCGAGGCCAGTTTGCTTTTTCAGATTCTCCAGAAAAGACTTGTACTCAAGCAGATTGAAGTTCCGTCCTGCCATCAAGTCGGAGTTGGAGAAGATTCGTCTTCCGTATCTGGAAGATAGGAGATTGTGAAAGCGATGAGCCATTTGAAGCTTGGTCATCTCCAGAGTCACGAACAACGTCGGGACACCAGCTTGCATGGCTGCCAGAGTGGCGGCTGTGAGCGTCCAGGTTTTGCCCATTCCGACTCTGGCGGCTACGACAGCGTACTCACCTTCCTGCAAGCCTCCAGTGAGCAGGTCAAGTGTCGGGAAACCAGTTGGTACACCTGATTGTCCTCGTTCACTTGCTAGTTCTACCCGGTGCTTTACGTCGGCATAAACCAAGTCTCCATCGGAGAGAAGTGAGAAAGACTGGCTCTGTCCCTCCATACTTGCTTCGACTTGATGTAGTCCCGCTCTCCAGACCTTGATAGCTCCCTCGATGTCATCCCCATCTACGAAGTCAAGTGTTCGGTCCATCGCATCGTTGAACACGAAACGAGCATGTTCTCTCCGAACATCCTCAGCCATGATGTCAACATCTTCTATCCGGTTGTTGAACGGGAAATCTGGGAACTTGATTCTCCACAAGGTTCGGGAAGGAGTTCTACCTTTCTCCATCATGAACTTCTCTAACCACTTATATTCGGCCTGATAGATATGGAAATGATCTTTTGTAATTCCTGCGTGACTGTGCGCTGTAGGTTCTCCGTTGTTGATAATCGAACTTATCAAAAGTGCCTCGGGATGAGTAGGAATTTGTCGAGTCCTTTCTATGTGAGGAGTGTAATTTTAAAAAAAATTTCGGTAATTTAATTAAGCTTCTGTATACAGGATCAAGTCGCTACGAAAAACTTCGTTTTTCTCCGCTATGATCAGTATCAAGTAACGGGTGACTGTCGACAGGGCCGGGGCGTCTTTTCGAGTCTAACTATGATCGCACAAGTTCCGGGCGGTCGTCAAGTGTGATCGGCCCAACGCATCAATGGCACGTTCGCAATGACACTTGGCCCATTTATTCCGCATCTCTCTTTGGCAATTGGGTTGTTTGTTGCATTTCAAGAGCCGAGAAAGCCCATATTTTTGCTGCCAATTCAAGTACGCCGAGCTGGGCTTTTATGTATGAAATTTCACCAAAAACGCCGTATCGACCATCTTTAATTGTATGAAATGGCCGTTTTTTGTATGAAATTTTGTGTTACAGTTTGGCAACAGTTTTTATCGTTATCCACATGGGGTGTGCATAACCGGTGGAAAACCGAGAAAACCCATATTTTATATGGTCTTTCTCGCCAAAAGTTATCCACAGACAAAACGATGCGATTTCGTACTTGTGATACAATTGTCTTGACACGTTGCGTTTCGGCACAAGTTGCAAGTGTACGGCGCAAGTACAGACAACCCAATGAACATATGGGGTTGCTCGTGTCACCAAGACAACCCAATAAACAACCGGTGTCTACGAAGATGCCGAGAATGCGAGCATGAAATGTCAGCGAATCGGCAGCGTCAAGCTAAGCAATGGCAAGCAGATGCTAACGAAAGCATCGCTAAGCGTTTAAGCGATCCCAGCCTGAGCGAAAGAGATGACCGGTTGTTCCGTGCATCTACTCGACCAATCGTACCGAAAGCTACGAAGTCGTCTTATCACAAGATGGCAGCACAAGCCGAACGGTCGTATCACAAAGCAGTTTCCTCACGCACAATCACTCGGAATGGTTTCCGGGTGTTCGATCCGATGTCAGAGATGACAGAAGAGAGTTTCAAGTCATGATTTCCTCCCGTCAACACTGGGCTTCGATTCATCCGCAAGAGATGATCCACGGAATCGCAGTGCGCAAGTCTGCAAGCAAAATTCCTACCACGAAAGAGAACAAGTCAGTCTCGTGATGACTTACGTCGTATCGGTCTCTTCGGATCGGTACGGCGTGGGATGTTCACGAGAACATCAAACAATCCCCTACCACAGCAAAGAAAGGTAATCAGTTATGACCGCAACAATGAAGTTTCGCATTACGGAAGATGCCGATGCGATGACGTTGATAGTCGAAGCAATCGGCAACATCGAGAAGAAGTATGAACTCCTCGATCTCGTTTATCGGGCGTATGTTGGTGATGATATGCAGTACCGTTTGGCAACGGTCGTCTGCGATTACTCACCGATGCACCTTCCGAAGAAAATTTTCCCTCCGTCACCGTGGAGCATGGTCGGCATGATCGCATTTGCAGATTGTGGCGGCGGCAACTCCAACGATCCTGAGTTCATCCCGTTTATGAATCGGCACAACGAGAACAAGCGTTTGGCAACGAACGAACTTTTCAAGATGGGCGAAGTAGAGTTCGTCGAACGGTACGAAGAGATCAACGATCCCTGGACGTACAGCGTCTTCGGCAAGTTGGCCGATGCAGTGCAGCACTACGAGTACGAGTGGGTCATCTGATTTCCTGAGCAACTTGTGGTGCATCGGTCTTCGGATCGGTGCATCACCGGATGTTCACGAGAACATCACCCCTACCACAGAAAGAGAAAGAGATGCCCCCAGTACGCAAGACGAAAGAAGAGCAGCAAATAGCAAGAGCGTTGTATCTCAGCACCTATCATCACAAGAAGTTGGAGCGCATGATGTTCACTACTCGGCATTTCAGCGCCATTGCGGCGATGTTGACAGAAGCTAGTTTCGACTTCGACAACGCTGATGACTTCGATCGCCTCGTCGATTTGTTCGTTCGGAATCTCAAAGCTGATAACGAGAAATTCAATGAGAAGAAGTTCATCAATACGGTGTACCACGAAGCTGCCTGGTCAGATATCAGAGTCGGCAACTTGGTCATCGGTCACTAACAAGCAGAGAAGATTTCCTCGTAGTACAATGATCCACAATCCACCAACGAAAGAGAGACAGTGAAATGGCAAGTCGCAAACTTACCTTCAGCGTTAACAAGATGACGCCCGGAACCATGCGGTTGCAAGAAGATGCGCCTCAGGGCGAAGAAGTAATCGGCCCGTTGTATGTGAAGAACTGGGCATGGCAAGAAGACCAGACAGAGGGCGGCGAAGTTATCGGCTACGAAGTCGTTCTCACGCCGGTTCATTCAGCGAAGAAGGCAGCGCCTCGTGCTGCTGCTACAAAGAAGGCACCGGCGAAGGTTGCCGCTGCTGCGAAGAAAGCCCCTGCCGGAAGGCCAGCGGCCAAGTAGTAAACGGATGCGGCGGGGGGACTTGTTCCCCCGCTTGTCCGCCTCGTGTAAACACCTACCAAGAACGGAGATTCAAAGAAATGGCTACACGTCGTCCATCTACAAACGCAATGGTCAATGTTCCTGTTTCCACACTTCTTTCCAACGCACAACGCATTTTGCAAGAGAGCGAAACGAAGTTCGCTCAAGAGTCTTCGGAGTACGAAACGGCAATGCAAGCGTGGCGAATCAATGCAGCAACAGCACTTGCTCTTGAATCCCTTCGGATCAAGGACGGCGGCGAAGTAGACACTGGCAACTACTCACGAGCCCACACCACGTTGTACTACGTCGAAGTTCCTCGTATGCCTGACAAGCCGGATTTCGATGTCGAAGACATTCGCCATGACATTGCTCTTCTCAAAGCAACGTCAGACGAAACCCTGCAAGTTGGTTACTCCGGTGGTTCATCCCGCATCATGTGGGGCAGTCCGTGGGTTAAGTACCTTTCGGCCTAGCACAAGATCGTGGGAGTGAGCGGTCATCGTCAAGTCGCTCACTCCCACACAACATTCCTACCACATAGAAAGGTTCCGATGGAGGAACGAAGAGTACGAAAGTTGACGCCGACGCAACTTCGCAAAAAACAACGACTACTTGCGAGGTTGAGCCAGTTCGATCCAGGAACATTGGAATGGCTGGTGAAGCTTGCCGAGTATGACACGGACCAATGGGCGGACGTATTTGTGCATGACGTTCATGAAGGGGTGTACGACCTCTACATCGGAAGGATTGCAACAGAATCGCTCGAACGGTTTCTGTCCGAGTACAAGAACAGTCGGCCATCACAGTTTGAGAAGTTGCACAGGGCGTTGGAAATGGTGAAGCATGAAGCAGCACGACTTGTGTTTGCTCACGATGTCATGGCCTCTGATGGGCATGGTTATCTGCTGATCACCAACAAAAACGCCATCGAGATCATCACGAAGTATTGGCGCAAGAAGTTGCCTGATGTCGTGCAACATCGGCACACGCAACGTCTGATCAAGTTATCGGAGAAAGAAACCAAGAAAGCCGCCGAATTGGTTGAAACCTCTCATCCGGTAGATATCAAGTACGGGACCAAGCGTCCGAGTACAAGAGTGCGAAAGCGTACGGTCGGTCCCCCGATGGTGCAATCCACAAAGATAACTCCTACGAAGGAGCAGAAGTGAGAAACGCAACTACAACCCCAAGTGCCCGACGAATACTAAAAGCACCACAAGAAAAGCCATTGCCTCCGGTGACTGAATGGGTTGGAGAGATGGAGAAAGAGATTACCGAAGGTGTTTTCGATGATCATATTCCGAGGTTGTTGCAAGCGTTGAACAATCGGATGTACATGACAACGGGACGATCATTCCCGCTGCCAGTGCAAGCACCGCCTCCAAAGCCGGTTGTTGCTGAACCAACAACTCCGACGTGGGGGCATTTCTACCGATGGGATCAAGCGCCCAGAAAGTTGCGCCAGTATGTGTTCGAGGCGCAGAGTCGCGGCAAAGGTGGCAGTTGGCATCTCCGCAAGATAGCAACAAACAATTGGTTGCCATCAGCCGAGGCAACGGAATACGTTGTTCCAGCAGTTCAGGTTCCTTTCTTGAAGGAAGTTTGGCCTGAAGCTTGTGGTGGTACGTCCATGCGCTCGTGTGCCAACAACTACATTGTGGTTCACACAAGCAAGCCTGATGGTACAGAAGCACCTTATACTTGCTACGTCTGCAGAGAGGCGAAAGCGAACGAGATTGCCGGAGCCACTCCAAGTGCGGTTTTCGTTGACGAGATAGCACAGATGGAAGAGGGAAGCTTCGGAACACGACCGGTGAAGGTCGGCAAGCCGGAAGAGAAATACGGAGACAAGATCAAGGTGCCTGCGAAGGCAGTTTGTGTTCACCCGGTCGTGAGACTCGGGAAGTGCATCATTTGCAACAACCCAGTTCGTGTGGCTAGGAAGCCTGCGAAGATCGCCAGGAGGCAATCATGACAGTGCGCACCCCCATCAAAACAGCAGCAGTCCGCAGAACAGTGGCGAAGAAAGTTGCGCCAGTTGCAAAGAAAGCCCCTGTTCGCAAAGTAGCGAAGCATGTTACACCCGCAGTACCATTGGAGAAGCATCCTTTGGCTCACAAAGTTCCTCCGATGTTTTGGAGCGAGCGATACATCAAGCGCCAAGTCGGCGGGATTGACGACGTGAACATTCTGCGGTATGCGATGGAAACGCAGGAAAACACGATCATCTTCGGCCCGACCGGGACTGGCAAGACGATGTGCGTCGAAGCGTACTGCGCTGAGGATCAACTTCCGTTGGTGGTTGTGCAATGCCACGGTGGTATCGACCCGAATGTGTTGTTCGGCCTATCGAAGATTGTAAATGGCACAAGCAGTTTCGAAGAGTCGGAGATCACCAAAGTCATGCGTTACGGTGGCGTCCTCTATTGGGATGAAGTGAACTTCACTCCCGCTCGCATCAATGCAGTCTGGCAGTCAGTCGCAGATGCAAGGCGGCAAGTGACGATCCAGGATCTCGGCAACATGAGTTTCGATCTTCATCCCACCTGCCAGATCATTGCAACTTACAATCCTGGCTATGAGGGCACTCGCCCACTCAACCCTGCATTCAAGAATCGGTTCGCTACGAAATTATTTTTCGACTACTCACGTGAAGTCGAAGAGCGCCTCGTGAACAAGATGCCGGTTCTGCTAGAGATTGCTGATCGTCTGCGTGGTGCTTACGAATCAGGCGATGTTGAAACGCCGGTGGCGACCAACATGCTTGTGGAGTTTCAAGATCACGCTATCGACCTTGGTGCCGCAGTAGCGGAGATGATCTTCGTGAATGCGTTTGCTGAGCACGAGCGGGCAGCGGTTCAGAAGCACGTGGAGCACCTGAGAGATCGTATTTCGGAAGAGCGCAACGATGCGTGCGGCGGCGATGACATTATCCCGGAGGAGGATGAAGATGCTTAGCCCAAAGAAACCAGCGGCAGTGCGGAAAGTCGCCAAGCCGAAGAAAGTCGCAAAACCGAAGATTGCAGCGAAGAGGTCGTTGGTTCACAAAGATCATATCGAACGGACGGCCAAAGTCCCCCGTGGAGTAAAAACTGGGCCTTACGCTTCGATGCAGCAAGACATGCTCGATGCTCGTCGTGATGCCATGATGGGAGCCATTCGGTCCGTTATGCAGTTGACCGACAGAATCCTCTCCGGCGAAGCGGTGAATGTCAAGTTAGTCACCCCTGGTATGAGATCACAGAGAGGCGAAGGGGACTGGGGCGATTTCAACGACGTTCCGGCCTGGACGGATGGAACCACAATCCATCTCAACAAGGGAATGATGGATGATATGTACGACAAAGGGCGAGACTTGCAAGACTTTGCAGTGCTCTTCGGTGGTACGAACTATCACGAACTTGCTCACATTCTCTTCACCCCTAGAAAGCAAAGCCCGTTCTTCGGACTGATCGAAGCAAGATGTCAATCTTTCGGCCCATCATATTTCCGCTGTTGGAACATGATGGAGGATTGCCGGATCGAAACGATCTACACGACGAAATATCGTGCGGTTCGGTACTACTTCGAGATGGCGATCCTCAAATGGCTGCTGATGGATGCGGCAACATACTCTCGCCTCTATCCATTCTTGATGGGCCGCAAGTATCTTCCACTCAAGATTCGGCGCAGATTCCGGAAGCTTTTTGCCAAGAATGCTGCATTATTCAATGAAGCTGAAATCAGGGAGCTGGAGCAGTTCATGGATCGTTACATCGTTTGTGATCCGAACCAAGAGCCTGCCAAAGCGATAGCGATTGTGGACGAGTTCTACAAAGCCTTCATTGCAATGAACCTGGGTAACACTTTGTCGTCCGGATATGGTTGTACAAGCGCAGCACACAGCAAGAACCATCGTGAGTTGGATGGGCACGCTCAGCCTGCCGGAAAGACAACCGAGAAAATCCAAGACCAAATAGACAGCGAGGAGAATGAAGATGACGGCGATGACAGCGAGTCAGAAGTTGAAGATTCAGCTTCAAGTGAATCGGACTCGGAACAGGGTGAAGGAGGCAGTGACTCAGATGATGGAACTGAATCATCGTCTGACGGAAGCGGGTCTGCCGGAGGTGGAGATACCGATGACGATGATGGTATGGGTGGTGGACACGCCGAAGACAACGACGGACCTGGTGGTGGTCAAGCCGATGGATCGCCCGACAACTTCCCAACATCCGGCGAAGGTTGGAGCAGCCTCGAAGAAAGCCTGAAGAAGCTGCTCGAAGGCGAGTACCAAGCGATCATCGTTGACGAGAAGTTCATCAAGGACGTTGAGGAAACGGTGAAAGCTATTTCCGCTCGTATGGATGGTGCGGATGTTGGGCAAGAGTACAAGAACTATCGCCTCGGTACTGCACCGGAAGAGTGCGTCAAGATCAGCAAGCGAATCGTCCGAGAGATGGGCGAGCTTCACACTGATTTGGATGCGATGCACTTGAAAGATGAGGCTCACGGACGTATCGACGTGTCCCGAGTGATTCGGAACATTGCGGATGAAAACGTCACCGACGTGTTTCAACGGTTTGATGAAGGCCATGAAGATGCTGCAACAACGGAAGTCGTGATCATTGTCGATCTGTCATCGTCAATGAGTAGCAACATCAGCCAAACATCGCAAGCCCTCTGGATTCTCAAGTCGGCGTTCGATCAGTGCAACATCCCGACGACCGTTCTCGGTTTTTCGGATTGGAACGTCATCTTGTACAGGCCGACTGACAAGCTGCGAGGCTGTCAGATGAAGTATTTCAACATTTGGTCCTGTACAAATCCGGAAGAATCGTGCAAGCGAGCGCATCACGTGCTCGTCAACTCGCAGGCGAGCAATAAACTGTTCATCGCAATCACGGACGGGTTGTGGGGTAATGGCCCGGAGTGTGGCATGGTCATCGGCTCAATGAACAAACAGGGAATCCACACGATGATCTTCAACATGATGCCGAGGTCGAATGCGCAGCCGTTGGAACTTCACGAATGCCAAGTCGGCAAGGACATTCATGATCCAATGGAAATGGTGGACTTGATTCGGAAAGTCGTACGCAACATCATGCAACAGATAACGAGAGTCTGATGGAATATGTCCTGATGAGATGTCCGCAGTGTCGGTGGATTTTCGTGCTCAACATAAAGCGAAGGTCACCTAGCGCACGAAAATGTGCAGACTGCCAGTGTTTGTGCGTGGAGATCGGGTTTTTTGTCCCGTTCCCCGATTGGATGCAAGAAAGAGAGGAGGAACGTGCGAAGGTTACAGAAACCCCGATCACCGGAGATCAACGTCCAAACATTCCTGCGTGATCTGCAAAAGGGGCGGTACGACAAGCAACTAGCGGACATCATGAAAGCATCGTTTGCCCGATGGCATCTCAACATCATGGCTGATCGAGCAACGCCTACTACACAGATCAAGGTCGATCTGATGATGCTCAAGATGGAAGCAGCGAAGCTTGTGACACGTCATGGGTTGCGCTCAGAGGACAACAAAAGCCTTCTGCAAGTCCATGACGGTAATGCGGCTGAGATCGTCACAAAATGGGGCTCAAAGCCCTATCCGAAGCCGGAAGAGCAAGCCAAGATAAACAAACTGATTCTGGCAGATGTCAAAGCCAGGGAGAAGGAACTGCTAACACCGAAGGTTCGCCGTGTGGCGAAGAAAGTCCCGGCAACTACCACAGTGAGAAGGGTACGGAAACCTAATGCAAACACGAGAGCAAATCAAACTGGAGATGCAAACCAACGCCATGCTAATCCGGCAGGGGTTCGCACCCGTGCCGTTGCAACTCGAACCACTCGTACTCCAGCACGACGACTTGTTCGACCCACCAAAAAGCCTGCTTGAGCAAGAAGAAGACTTGCGGGTCGTCTCTGATCTTCTGGATGAGAGAACACCGCCCGAACGAGAGGAGGATCGGATAAGCGAATACTGGACCGATCAGCGTGCGATGGGCTACGAAGAGAGGCTGGGGAACTGATGAAAATCCTCATCTTCACGTCGCAACCGAAACGAGTATTCATCACTCTGGAAGAGCCTGAGATCGGATGGCTGAAAGATTTGGTTAGTGATGCAGCCCATCTCTGGCCTCCAGAAGTGGACAACTTCCAAGTGAAGCTGATCGAAACTCTCACGGGAGCACAAGATCAACTCAGTGCGATCCAGAAGAATCCCGACCTCTATCACAAGAGTCGTCCTGAGCGTGGATTCTTGGAGCGTGAACTTGGACAGCATCCTGAGCAGAAACCGAAAGAGAAGAAGTGAAGTACAGCCCACAGACCAACATGATCATAAAAGAAGTCGAAAGGATCAAAGGTAATCGGGCCTACATCACACACGTCTTCCAAGACAAGAAAGGCAATCCGATTCGGTTTGTGTGCATCGACTGCTACACCGGACATTGTGACTTGTGCCCTGTGAAGGGCAGAGTGACGCCGTGTGATTGCAACAAAGCAGCACCCGATAAACACCGCCAGATTCGGCGGTTGAAGAAACCGAAGTACCACGTTTGTCCGGATGGCGAACGTTGGCCCCTACCACAGAGAAGGTTGAGGAAACCAAGATGACTCGTTGTTCTGTTCGAGGATGCAAAAAGACATCTGCTACAACACGGATTCACTGGGAACCCATCGGTGCGACTAGAGAAGAAGCCTCCGAGAAAGGATATCCGTGGTATCCATTTTGTGCCGATCATTGGCCGTCCGACTTGGAAAGGTGAAGTCATGAAACGCCTGTTTTGGTTGGTTGTAGTTTGCGGTGCGCTTCTCATCGGATGTGCCACATTCCTGATCGGAGTGGTGTGGACTCAAGTCAATGGTGTCATCGTCGGACTTGTCCTGGCGATAGCGTGGGCTGACATTGTGGCGCATTACTGGCATCGCTTGGGATTGTGCAATGACGATCCACTAACCGCAGTGTGGCATCGACGCAAAGTTAGTCCGTTCATTCCTCACCAACATTTCACGGTGAAAGAGTGGATGGAGATGAATGGCCCAATCGACACGCAAGAAAAGTTCAACCAAGTAAGTGAAGAGTTGGACAAGTTTCCTGGTGAAACGGGGATCATCATCCCGAAAGGTGTAACCAACACACCGGCTCCGGCATATTTCTACGATCAAGAAAAGGAGAACGAAGATGGCTAATCCATACAGTGAGGACAAGTTACGTCGTTCATTCCACGATGCGCTGCGGGTAGCCGAACGCACTCGCGGGGTGGCTAAACGTAGTCCTGAAGCGGCCCTCTCAGGTCGGTCCCTGGATGCCCTGGAAGCGCATCTTGAGTATCTTCTCGGAGAGCTCAAACTCACCAAGAAGGTCAAGAAAGATGCCGACTTAGACGAGAAAGAGTTGACAGCTGAAGCTCTTCCCTTGATGAAGTCGAAAACCTTTGTCTTCGATGGCGGGACAGCAACACGAGTCGATCCGACAACTTTGGAGACTGATCAAGAGGCGCTGAAAAAGAAGATCGGCGTCCGCAACTACAACCGGATCACAAAAGTAGTGATCGACAAGAAACTCCTTGAAGCCAACATCGCAGCGGGATTTATCGACCCGCAAGATGTGGCCGATTGTTCGGAAGTGATTCCGAAAGCGTCTTACATCCTGATCACCTAGAGAAAGGAAAACATGGCAAGAGTTTTGTATCCGGGAGATTCGATTGAGTTTTCCGTGTCACAAGAACTTCCAATTCCCAAGGGCGCATCGACTTGGGTGAAAGCGGGAGCGACAACAACTATTCGACCGATGGAAACTACAAGTCAAGCGAAAACACGCCTTGTGGACTTCGTAGTCGAGATGTTGGAGTCAGAAGTCGCCAAAATAGCGGCTGAGTGAAAAAGATGCAGAAACGTCGAGAATATGCTACCTTGAATATCTCACGGGGTCCGCATAATCCGATGTGCTGGAAGATTTATCCAATGGGTGAGAACCCTCTACCACAGAAGGAAGGAAGTATGGCACAACAAGCAAGAATCGGCAGTACGCCGGGGAGTCTGAAAGCAATCAAGACTCAACTCAAGAAAGGTTCGGGAGCGGGACTTATCAAGTGGGTGCCGAAAGACAAGCCACTTGTTGTTCGGTTCTTACAAGAGCCTGAAGAGTTTGTGATGTACCAAGACTGCTGGGATGGGAAGTTACGCCGTTCATTCCCGTTCGTAGAGGGAATGGAAGAAGGCAAAGACTTCGATCGAGCCAGCACGGTTTTCTTGGCGAATGCACTCGACATTGATACCGACAAAGTGATTCCCCTGCAATTGAAGCAGTCGATCATGAATACTTTGATTATCCGTTTCGAAAAGATCGGGACTTTGATGGACCGAGACTACGAGATTTCTCGTTACGGAGCAGGGCTCGACACCACTTACGATGTCATGTCGGAAGCGAAGCAGCCACGTAATCTTCGGAAGTACGAGCTGCTTGATCTGGAAGACATCCTCAGACAGTCCCTAGAAGCTGCATTCCCGACAGAGAGCGGAGCTGAAGACGATCGTCCGCAACGTCGCACAAGCAGTTCTAGCGGCACCTCAACAAGAACCGCACCACGTCGGGTGCGTCGTAGTCCAACAACGGGGCGAGTTGCTCCGGATGAGGACGACGAAGAGTCGGAAGACGACGACGAAGGTCCAACAACCAAAGAAATGAAGGAGATGGATTGGAAAGAGCTTAACGAATACGCCGTAAGCATCGGCGTCAAACTCCACACTGGAAAACGAAGTGCCCTTATCGAAGCAATCGAAGAGAAAAGAGAAACCTGGTAATGTCACCCACGAAGAAGTACTCAATCGAAGACGCTTTCAACACCATCATCGACGAGATCAAGGCAGCGGTTCTCGAAGAGGTTCTGGCGCAGGTTGGCGAGGAAGAGGAAGAGAAGCCTCGTGCTCGCAAGTCTGCTGGTGCAGTGAAGAAGGCAGCACCCAAGCGTCGTGCGCCTGTCGAAGAAGAGGAAGACGAAGAGGAGCCAGAAGACGAGGAAGCAGAAGACCGGGATTACACCGCTGAGAAGTGGACTTCCCTGAAGCTGCGGAAGTTGGACCGTGAAGAGCTGATCGAGTGTGCAGATCAGTTCGAGGTTGAGCACGGCCCACGTCCACGCACGGACACGCTCGTTGACCAGATCCTCGAAGCGCAGAAGGAAGCTACCAAGCCGAAGAAGGCAGCTAAGCCGGTAGCGAAAGCAACAGCTCGTCGTCACGCCGCCCCTGTTGAGGATGAGGAAGACGGGGAAGAGGAAGACGACGAAGAGCCGGACGAGGAAGCCGAGGAAGACGAAGACGACTCGGAGTACTGGAGCGAAGACGAGCTTCAGGAGAAGTCGCTCGGGGAACTCAAGAAGATCGCTCGTGAGACGGCGATCAAGATCAAGCCGGGAGCCGACAAGGACGCCATCATCGAGGCGTTGCTCGGCTAGTACAATGTGAGTCACGGTGGAGTGGGATGACGGAAACGACCCACTCCACCGTGCAATGTCGTTCTGTGGTAGGAACGGAAGGATGGGCCGGGTTGTGAGTTGGGGATGTCCGTGGGCGGACCAGCCAGCTTGCAATCCGGTCCATTTTTTTGTCTAAAAACCTGGGAGAAGTCATGCGAGTCGATCATCCGAATGCCGAGCTGCAAGTGATGTACGTTTGCCAGGCTCGAAACTGTCGTCGTACAGCCAAACCGTCCTGGTACACCTTTCGATGGTGGCTAATCTCGACATATCTTCGTGATCCTGACTATCTCATAATCCGTTGTCCGCATCACATCTCAGAGCATGCATTGCGTCAGACGGTGTTAGGCCGATCTAAGGTCGCACGCAAATGGGCAGCAGAAGCAAAGACAATCCAGTTGCGGAAACCAAGTTTCATCGACCCCTGGCCCACTTTATATCTCGGTGCTCTTCGATATGACAGCAAAGATGATTTACCTGATATGGTGGCATTTGAAGAAGAGTTGCATTTACGCTATGGATGATGTATTATGGTCCCCGGAAAGCGATCGGGGGTATCCACTCTCGATGGGTGGCCTGCACTTTGCATATCCAAGTTCGACCAATCTTGAAGTGTTTACTAAGCCATCATCTTCGTTGGCGAAAGGTCACCCAGCTTTCCCACCTACCAAACTACAGAAAGGAACATTCCACAATGAAAGCAAGAATGATCAAGATGGCAGTCGTTGTTGCTCTATTGGCGACTTTCGGCGGAATAGGTGCTGCAAGCGCCACATCCACTCCGAAGACGATTGCTCCGGCTAATGGTGTTTACTATTGGGCCTGTTCGAATGTGAATCACGTTATCAAGCTCATGGTTGGAACAACTTGTCCAGCCGGTAGCGTAGAAGTCCACATCATCGGAAGATGGTCGCTCGGTAGCCTGCCAGTTGGTGCAACCGGAGCTGCTGGACCCGCTGGACCTGCCGGACCTGCTGGACCTGCCGACCTGCTGGACCTGCCGGACCTGCTGGACCCGTTGGTGCTACTGGTGCAACTGGACCTGCTGGTGCAACGGGAGCAACTGGTCCAGCCGAGCTTGAGGCTTGGAGTTCATGCACGGCCACTCTTTGCATCGACGCTCCGCCGGAGGGTCCGCAGGGACTCGACGGATCTGGCGGTTGGGGTTGGGACAGTACGACCAACGCCCCTGTCTCTTCTGTCGCTGTTGGTTCGTCTGCGCCATTGACGGTTACGGTTCTTCGGCCCGACCCGAGTGGGAGTCCGGTAACTATCACATTGACCTTTAGTTCTGCGGACTTCACGTTGAACGACACGAATAGCGCCGGTGTTGTGGGCACTAACCCGTTTGATCGTGGTGGGGTTGAGACTTTCTCGGCCAGCGGCGACACGGTTAATCACAACGACTGGAGTACCGCCTATACCTTTACTGCTGTTGGCGTTAACCCGTCGGCACTGGTAACGGCCACGGTGACGGTTCACGGGCACTCTGCCTCTGAGACATTCCCAATTGCGATTGTTGCTGGAGATTAGTTAGTTCGACTTGCGGGGGGGGAGTGTGAAAACTCTCCCCTCTTGTCGTTGCGAGGATCTAACAACCAAACAGAAAGAGGGGAAAGTGAAAAAGCGATTAATAGCAGTAGCCGTTTCGCTCGCCATGATGGGTGGAGCGATCGCAGCAACATCAGCAGCATCAGCGACAGCAACATCGAAGGTAGTTGCCCCGCCTGGGTCGCAGTTCTGGCCTTGTGCAAACTTTCAGGGTCTTACGACGGCCAAACCCTATGGTGACTTGTGTTTCTGGAACCCGATCACCAAGACAATCACGATCGCCGGGAAGGCGACAACCAACAACATCTTCAAGACAATCTTGGTCAAGGGCACGCCTGGTCCCGCTGGAAAGAACGGGACAAACGGAAAGAACGGAACCGATGGAACTAATGGCGCTGTTGGTCTTACCGGTCCTGCTGGGCCTGCTGGACCACAAGGTATCCAAGGACTCGTCGGACAAACGGGAGCTACTGGCGCAACTGGAGCAACAGGTGCTACTGGTGCCACTGGATTGACTGGAGCTACCGGAGCTACTGGTCCCGCTGGACCTTCTGGACCTCAAGGGCCTAAAGGTGATCCGGGGAACACTGGCGCAACCGGAAACACGGGAGCGATTGGTCCTGCCGGTCCTGCTGGTCCTGCTGGTCCGCAAGGAACTCCGGGGACAAACGGAACTAATGGCACTAACGGCACGAACGGCACGAACGCATCTGTGACCGAAGGTGTCGTTTACACCACTGGTCCGACTGGTTCTAGTCCGACGAAGGCTATGTGCCCTTCAGGTTGGTACGCCGATGGTGGCGGTTACATTGTCAACTCCGGAAGTATCAGCTTGACGGGTACGGGTGAGGGTTCTTTCCCGATTACCGCTAGCGGAATTGCAACCAATGGTCAGCAGGCAACAGGATGGGAAGTCTCCTGGAACGCTGATTGCACGATCACTGTCTACGTGACGTGTTCTACCGGTGCAGCACTGCCGAAGGTCAGCTAGAAAAGATCGTCAGTCCCCGGTGTGTGCGCTTCCCTCGCAAGACGCCGCATCGGGGGCTGGCCCCTCCTACAACAAAGGAACGAAAATGCCTATCGAGTGGAGCAGGAGGCTCAAAATGCCGGGGACTGAAAAACACGTTCATGTTTGGTATGTCGTATGTCGTGGCTGCAATGTCCAGCCTGAAGTGAACCAACACTTCGTCACGATGGAAGAACAGGGGTGGTTCATTGAGCATTCGTTGCAATGCCGGATGGATGGAGAAATGGTACGAGGATGTGCTTGGCAGCACGCAATGGAAAAGCTGTTCGAGGATCACCCTGTATACCATGTTTTGCACAATGGGCGATGGCTCATAACCGACATCGACACCGATGGTTATCCTAAAATAGAGATAGCAAAGGTACAACCATGTACCGAGTGATCGTTACTGGTGGTCGTGAATATTCTGATCGTGCAAAAGTTAATGAGATCCTGGATGATCTTCTTTTCAAACATCGGTTGTTAGTGATCATCGAAGGCGGATGCAGACCGAGAGGCGCAGATCATCTAGCAGCCAAGTGGGCAGAGGCCATGCTCCCAGAAGATCAGCATGAAACACACTTTGCTAACTGGACTGAGTACGGGAAGATGGCAGGTCATCTCCGAAATTTCCATATGGCAAGTCTTGGAGCGAATCTTTGCATTGCATTCCCTGGTGGGAGAGGCACTGAAGATATGAAGCGTCAAGCGAGAAAATATGGGATACGAGTCAGGGAGATCAAATGAGCGCCTTCATGCATCTTCACGCACATTCCCGTTACTCCACTCTCGACGGTATGTCCTCTGTCGCACAGATGGTGGAGATCGCAGCGAAAGACGGCCAGCCGGGATTGGCACTTACAGATCACGGCTTGATGTCCGGCAGTTTGGAACTCTACAAGGAGTGCAAGAAATATGGAATCAGACCGTTCCCTGGTATCGAAGCCTATCTCGTCAAAACTTTGGAGAAAGAAGAGCAGCGTTATCATTGCGGTCTGCTTGCTCTTAACCTTGAGGGCTATCGTGCGTTGGTTAAACTTTCCAGTCTTTCCCACGGCAAGGATCACTTCCACCGAAAGCCAAGAATTTCTTTCCCCGAGTTGCTTGAGTTCGGCAGACAACATGGGCGTGATGTCGTACTCCTGTCTGGATGTTATTTCGGGATCGTCATCCAGACCTACTTGGATGCCGGAGAATCTGTGGCAGGAGATGTTATTAGAAGACTTGCGAAGTGTTTCCCACATTTCTACATAGAAATTCAGATGCACAACACCGTCCACAAGGACGGTTCGACGGACTGGGATCTAGCTAACTGGCTCATGGTTATGGCGCATTTTTACGAGCTGCCGGTTGTTGTGACTCAAGATGCTCATTACGCCGTCAGAGAAGACAAGCCTGCTCATGAGATGATGAAGAAACTCGGGTACATGTCTTCCGACGAATCAGAGATTCTGTTCCCTGGCAACTCCTACCACCTTGCGACGACTGGTTGGATGGAACACCAGTACCAAGGCCAGATCGAAGCCTGGGAAGAAGCACAGGGGTCTTTCCGGCGCATTCTGGTGGAGAACTCGTTGGAGATGCCAGCACTTGACAACTACAAATTCCATGTGCCGAGGCTGTCGAAACTTCCGAATACAACGCTTCGAGAAGAAGCAGAGAAGGGGTTAGCATGGCGGAAGGCAACAGATCAGAAATACCAGGAGCGGCTGAATTACGAGCTTTCTACAATCAAAACGATGGGATACGCCAACTATTTTTTACTTACTTCCAGATTACTTACATGGTGTTCGGATTCAGGAATACTGACGAATACAAGAGGATCTGCAAATGGGTCGCTTGTGTGCTGGGCTTTGGGTATTACGCAGATAGACCCTTTGAAATGGGGCATTTCATTCGACCGATTTATGCACCCGACAAGACAGAAGCCACCTGATATCGACGTTGACGTGGAACGGGATCGTCGGCAAGAACTTATTGCTCATATTTCCGAAGACTTTGACGTGACCTCGATCGGTACGTTTCTCAAGATGGGCGAGTCCGGAGAGACTGGTCGTGGATCAGTGTTCGTGAAGTATCTCAGCTACAAAAGGAAGGTGCTTGGTGACAAGTTCAAAGATTCTGAGTTCGGAAGTCTCGAAAACCTCTGGGGGCTTGACAAGATTGTCCCGGACGATGCACAGACTTTACGCCGTCTTGCTCGGATGTCTGTGCTTACTGGTGGAGGTACTCATGCTGCGGGTTATGTACTGGCATCCAGTAGTTATCCTCTTAGCAACTATATCCCTACTATGCTTGTGGGTGGTGTATCGGGTAACCGTGTTACGCAGATGACGATGGACGATTGTGAGACTGCTGGCTACGTGAAAGAGGATTTCTTGGGGGTGGCCGCACTCACAACCGTCGCAAAAATTTTAGAGGCAATTGGGCGCAAGACAAAATATGGCCTGACATGGATTCCAGATGACGATAAGCAAGCGTGTGCTGAGTTGTCGAGCGGGAGAACGGGAACGGGCATCTTCCAGTTCGAGGGGTATTCCACAGCTAAAGGCGCTCGGCAGATGCGTATCCGCAACTGTCGTGATGCAATCATTTGCCTGGCTCTCACTCGACCGGCTTCATTGGACGCTGGAGCAGACCAGGAATACATGGAATTTCGCAAAAGACTTAAGAAACCCGCATATATTCACCCAATCTTCGAGCAGTACACAAAAGAAACCTACGGCGTGTTCGTGATCCAAGATCAAGTGATTGACGTGATCCGTGCGATCGGGATGAGCTACGAAGACCTCAACGACATGCTGAAAGCAGTGAAAGCCAGCAATGAGCGGATCAAGGAAGCTGAGAAGACGTTCGCTCGGATAGCTCCGCATTTCAAGCGGCTTTGTGTGAAGCAGGGGATGTCGCACACTCAAGCGATACAAGCGTGGAACAAAGTCAGATCATTCTCCGACTACGGATTCAACAGGGCGCACGCAACAGCTTACGGATTGCTCGGATATCGCATGGCGTATCTCAAAATCCACTATCCCCTGGAGTTCATGTGTGCCACACTCCAGACATGGGCTGGGACTGAGAAAGAGCCGGTGTATCAACATGAAGCTAGGCGGATGGGGATTACGATTCATCGAGCCAGTGTTCATGATTCCGATCTGAATTGGACGATCGAAGGCGAAGGGTTGCGGAAAGGACTTCTTTCCACCAAGGGAATCGGTCCAGCTTTTGCTGAGAAGATCATTCGGCAGCGAGAGATTGCAGATTTCTACTCCGAAGAAGACCTACAGAAAAGATGTGGAAAGGTGGTGTTTGATGCGTTGGGTCACACGCTTGAACCGTTATCTGCGAAGGAAGAGGAGGCAGCGAAAGTTGCTATTCGAGAAGCGGGCGCATTACAACGAAAGGCTCGAAAAGAAGCGAAGGCACGCCTCGCCGAGATGGAGAGAAAGGCTCGAAAAGAAGCGAAGACACTACGATTCGATTTATCCAAACCGATCGGGCAGAAAGTAGGTGCGAAGTGATCGACCACGGAAGCCGCAATGTTACGACGGCAGTTTGGATCAGAAAGATTGCTCATACTCATCCTCCGAAGTTCTACGTGACTTGTGATGAATGTCCCGGTGGCGAGGGTTTTGGAAACGGCAAACCCAATGTTGCCAAGAACCTGTTGCAAGACGGGTTTGAGATTGATGCTGCGATGGTTGCTGCCCGACAACACAAAGACTGGCATGAAACCAAGAGGAAGGCGTTGTGATGGACCGTGAGCAGATCGAAAACGAACGGCTGCGCCATGCGATAACGGGAATCTCACGGGTCGTTCCTGTGACCCCAACAGCCGTCAACATTGTAAGGGATCTGCGGAAGCAGGGCCGTCTAACCGGCGAACCTGATTACCTAATCCACCACCTTCCGGCCCTGCTAGCCGCCATAGACGAACTGGAGGTCCGGAACGCCAAGCTGGAGGCGGTGGCCGTGTTCATGAAAAAGCGCGGCCGCAAGGTGTCGGACTGTGAGGCGGTCAAGACGACCTACGTGGACCGGCGACCTCGATTCCGTTACTGCGGAAGGTGCCCAATGTGCAAAGTGTGGGCCGCCCTGGACGCCCTCGATGACTGAGGCGACCTGCGTCTGCGGGCACGAAGCCGACGAACACTGGACGAGCAACGCCTGCGCCGTCCAGGACTGCCCCTGCATCTACTACGAAGCGGAGGACCCCTCGTGATCCAGCCAGACCTGCAACAGATCATCGAGGCAGGAGCGGCGACGGATGACTGAGCCGCGGCCAGACTTCGAGCAGGTGCGGGCGCAGTTCGACCGTATCTGCGACATCGAGGACCCGAGCGTGCAAAGTCACGCGGCGGCCATCTCCTACTCGATTGTCGTCCCCGCCCTGCTAGCCGCCATAGACGAACTGGAAGCGAAGGTGGCCGAACAAGATCACATAATCCGCAACAGCGGGCGCATCAAACACGTTCTGGAACTCGAAGCCATGCGGGACAGAGTGCTGGCGCTGCACCAGAAGGTGCGAAGCCAAAGTTTATGTGGCCCTGGTGACTTCTGCGTCGAAGATGGCAGGTCATCGCCCTGCGAGACAGTCCGGGCGTTAGAACCATGACTCGTGGCCGGAGAGATCATCAGAAAGAAGATCGGAAGAAAACCGCTCAAGAAGTGATGAGGTCTATCAATGACACACTTGGACCCGGAACCATTACTTTCGGTAATGATGCACGGCATATCACATCTTACATTGAAACAGGTGTTTTGCCTCTGGACATTTTACTCGACGGAGGACTTCCCAGAGGTCGAATTACTGAGTGCTTTGGGGATTTCTCCTCTCTCAAATCTTACATTGGTTTACGTGCAATCTCGTCAGTGCAAGAAGACGGCGGAGTTGCAATGTTGGTGGATACTGAACACTCCTTCGACCCGGAATGGGCTGCTGAATGCGGCTGCAATGTTTCTAACTTGATCGTGCAGCACCCGACAACCGGAGAGCAGGCTGCAGACGCCGTACAGATGGGTTTGAGTATGGGAGTGGATTTGTGCGTGTGGGATTCGATTGCAGCGTCCCAGCCTGCCCAGGAAGCCTCTGTACAGCTTTCCGGGGACAAGAACATCCAACCTGCACGACTTGCAGCTCTGATGAGCATTGCTCTGCGCCGATTAAATACTACAAACAAGAATACGGCCATTCTCTGTATAAATCAGACCAGAACGAAAGTGGGAGTTGTGTTTGGTTCTCCCGAGACAACTCCTGGTGGAAAAGCCCTCGGCTTTTTCGCATCTTACCGGGTACGTTTTGTCAAAGCCGGAAAGATCAGAACAACAAGGAAGACTTACGACGGCGAGAAGATGGTCGTTGCTCACTATACGACAGGGCAGAAGATCAAGTGTGAGCTAGTCAAGTCGAAGTTGTCTGTCCCCGAGAAAGAAGTGTATTTCGTTTGGGATCTAGTGAAAGGAGAAGTAGACGAAGACAGTTATCTTGCGGCAGTCGCATTCGAGCATGGACTTTACACCTCCATTCTTGAAGCTAAGAAGCATCTCGGAAGCACGAAGGTTCGTTCAACTATTAGAGAGGCGGCAAGAAATGGCTGAAATAAAAACAGCAACAGAGCAAAAACTTCCCGCTGGAAAGCCAGTGAAGAGAGTACGTCCTCTGACTGATCCGGTGACAGTGCCGGATGATTTCAAACGGCCAGTGAAGAAATTACCGGACCCAACGCAGGTCGTCGGTCGTGAGTTGTTGTCGGGACCGGAGATACAGCAGCTCAAGAAGAACTACGGCAGGTCAGTGAAGCGGTACAACATTCTGCTCAAGACGTTCAGAGATTGGCACCACCATGTCAAGTCAAACCCAAACACCTGTGCGTGTGGTAGAAACCCGTGTTCCCAACTGAAAGCGATTGACGAAGCGGAGGCTGTGTGATGCGAGATTCCAAGTTCATTGTGTTCAAAACGAATGGTGCGTTTCCTAAGTTGTTGGAACTCATCGAAGATGTAGCTCACACAGAGAGTACATCTGTGTTAGAGGAACTGCTGGCGAAGACGGATAAAATCCTTGCTGATCTTAATGCGGAGATCGACAGTGACGAGCCGTGTTTCGTTCTTCGAGCACAAGATAAATACGCTCCTGAAGCAATCATCTCGTACGCCGAGCGTTGCCGTTGGGGTGGTGCGTCAGAATCGCATGTTCGCAGGGCATTGGAGATTCGGGGAAAGATGAAGTACTGGCAAGATGCCAATCCTGGAAAGGTTAAGGTGCCAGATTGAGCGAACTCCGAGATAGAATCCGTGCCCGCCAGAGTGGCCCTAAGCCGACTGAGGAAGAGATTGCGGAAGCATATCTCAAGTCTTGGTTGGAGCATGACAAGCATCAGTTCGAACAGGTCGGGAGATGTATCTACTGTACTGACTGCAATGTTCGAGTTGGTCAAGGGCAGCTTTCGGAAGAGTACAAGAAAGCTCACCCACCGAAACCGAAACCACGAAAGAAGACCTCTGCCGACAAGATGTTGGAAAGGTGGGGTAAATGATGGGACTGGACAAGAAGACAAAAAAAGTGATTGTCGAAGTGTTGTGTTCACAAGCACTCGCTGATCATCTTGGAGATGTTAGGGATGCAGAGGAAAGTTTGTGGACATTGATTGGTTCTACTGGTCCCCTGGATACTGATGAGTTTTGGGGATCGAGTGCCTGGGGTCAAACAAAGTTGAGACTTGAAGCTCTGGAGATTCCTCTGCCTTCAAACTATCTGGAGATGTAATGACTAATCTTCCGTGGAAACCACCGACTCGGCAGATGCAAGGCATCAGGTCGGAGAGAAAGATACTTAAGTTGCTTGCTGCTCGTCGTCATCCGATGTCGGGAGCAGGGAGCATTAAGTACGACGGCTCCGATGCAGACACTGTTTATGAGATCAAAGATGCCAAGATCGGTTATGTGTTACGGGGTGACTACATTCGTGAAGCTTTCGAGCGTTGTGCCAGGCAAAGCAAGGACTTCGTTCTGGTTGTATACTTTGCCGACAGTGAAGTGACGGCATATATCAAAGTGAGGAAAGGAAGAGTGGAGAGATGGTAGACAACGATGTAGCAGAGAATGAAGTTTTCGGAGCAGATGACAATGTGGAGATTGTGGCCTTGAAATCGGCCACAAACATTCTCCCGCAGCTTCCAAGTTGGACAGATGGGCCAGCAATAACCTCTTACATCGTCACGGTGGCTGGGATTTTGTTTGGTTTTCTAGCCCTGATGCACGTTGGTCTTCCGGTAAATACCCCTGCGCTCGTACAGGTGTGGGCAACAATCATCGGGCCGGTCGTGGCTGGTGTTGCACAAGCGATCAACCTCATCACGCACCGGACAGCACACCTTCAGGCGTGGGCGTGGGTAGCATCCCAAAGGCGGAGACTCCACAGTGCCGACGGGAACTGAGAACGAGAAAGCACCTTGCGGGAGATGTGGTCACAGTGGCACGCACAATGCTTACGGAATCGGTTGGTGTGGTGTTTGTTACATGTGCCAGGAGTATGTGCCACCTGGAGAAACTGATCGCAGAAGAAAACTAGCGAAACAGATGGGATATTCATGAGTACGACCTCGATGATGAATGTGCTCCGCAATCTGAAAAAGGAAGATCAACTCATCACATCGAGGCTCGATTTGTGGCTTGTTCGCAATCCCGAGCTTGTGCTAACGCAAGACGATCTCGACTTGATCAAGAGGCTGATGGAACCGAGAGGTTCCAGAGTCGGGACGTTCACGGGATCACAAGCCGGGACTTGCGAACGCCGACAGATGTTCAACTACATTGGCCTTCCGCAGATGGGGAGAGTTGATCCGGTTCTGATCAACCGATTTATGGATGGTACCTGGCGCCATGTACGTTGGATGATCATTTTGCGGAAAGCGATTCCGGGATTGAAAGTAGAGGTGAGAGTCGATTCACAGTTGTTCCGTGGATCATTTGACTTGGTTCATCTTCGTGAGCGTTGGGCGGGAGAGATCAAGGGGACTCTCTTGTTCTCCAAAATGATCCGAGAAGGAATCTTCCCGGCTCATGAACAGCAGGCTGCGAGATATCTGTTGGCGGCAGATGAAGACAACTTTCCGCATCTGGACAAGTTCACGTTTTTCTACGAAGACAAGGGAAGAAATAACTACCGGGAGATCGTAGTGAATCGTGATCCGAAGTTGGAACACTACGTCGAATCAGAACTAAGGAGGTTGAAAGATGCAGCCACGGAGAGAGAGCTTCCACCAATCCTTAGCGAATGTGTTCGGGGAAGAGGAGAGTTCTTCCACGAGTGCCCGTACTCACACGTCTGCCTCAAGCTCAACACCTGGCGAGAGGCAGAGCAATGTGCCAAAGCACCAGACAGTCAGGGAAGCCCGAGAAAGGTCGCTGAGCGGAAAGTACGCCCCACCGGAGTTGGGGTTCCTAAGCCAGTCCGTAAAGTCGCTAAGAGGTCTGGAGGCAGAACTTGAAGAGTATTGGAACATACTACTTCTTAGGCAGCCCTATCCTATTGATAACGGTGTGCTTTCTCTTATGGAGACTGCCGTCGCCATCTACACTCGCTGCTGCGAGATTACGGCTGCACTGCAAGAGGCTGAATATAACGGGAGCGTTCCGAAAGGCTCTCACTTCTACAAGTTCAGAACTGGCCCTCTGCGTTCACTCACCGAAGCATCTTCTCGCTGTATTGATATGGGGTCACGGCGCATCACAGTTTGGGTCGCAGAGCAGGAGCAGATGAGAGAAATCCCATGAAAATGAAAGCTGATCGTTGTTTGATCTGCGGGAAGTTTCCTATCATCTCTCCGCCTTTCTGTGCCACCTGTGAAACTCACGTCCTTTACGACAGGAAAATGCAGACTGTCTATTATCTCGGGCACACTTACTCTTTGGAGTATCTTGTGAGGTATGGTCCTTTGGTGCCGCAGGGAGATATTCTCGGTCCTACTATCTTCAACAATCCTGCTGATGCCGGGCGGATCGAGAGCAATTCGATTCCGATGACTAGAATCTCGGAAGATTTCTTGCAGGAAGCGTCAGTGAGAATTGCCGATGCTGTTTTTGCAGATATTCTCATATCAAAAGATCCTCATCCTTACTACTCCATCCCGAAACCGTGGATCGTGATCGCTGAACATTGGGAGGCGTACATCGGTTTCTGTCACGAGAATGGTTTCCAGACCAATGATCATACGAAGACGGTTTTTGCTCAACCGACTAAACTTCGAGGTATGAGATTCACTCGGGATCAGATTGCTTATGTTGGTCGTTTCTGGCTGAACCGTAGCTTCGAGCAAATCAGGGATGAGATTGAGGTGATTCTTCATAAATACTCTCGGGATTGACTCAGCAAGTTCCTCGGTAGCTTTGTGCGCCATTCTGGATGAGCGGTCGGTGGTCGGGAAGTATCTTCTCGGCAAGCCGTACTCTCCGCAGAATCCGATCGACGCCTACAACGGTGTCCACATGTTTCTCTCCGGGCTGTCTGCTCGGATCGAGTTCGCCTTCCTCGAACAGCCGGTGATGGGGTTCGGAAGAACAGGGAACGTTCAGAGCACTATCAAGCAGTCGATGGTGTCAGGGGCGATACAGGTTGCGCTTGCGGAGTGGGACGTGCATACTCTGCTCATCTCGAACACAACCTGGAAGAAGGAAATCGGAGTCGGTGGGAACGCCCCAAAGATTGCAATCCGAAAATGGCTCCATCTCAATCACCCCTCGCTATACGCATTATGCACCCTCGACCAAGACAGAATCGACGCCTCGTGTATTGCTCTTTATGGGTGTGCCTTTGTCAGCGAAGAACACCGTTTGGTGGCATCGAAGCCAATGCCGCACGCTAGGCCATCATCTCTTCTTCACGCCCCACATTTGCACGGTCGAGTGTGACGGCCCGAGCGGTTGTGCCGCTCGCTGGGAGTCGAACACCGAAGAGGGTCGAAGGCGGATAGCGTCAGCAAAACTCGTTTGCACAATCTGTCCTGTTCGTCCACAATGTCTGGAATGGGCTATGATTTCTTGCCTGCCGCACGGGATCGCCGGAGGGTTGACAGAACGAGAAAGAAAGGACTTGCGCCGTGGTAACAACAACTACCGAGCTGCCGAAGAAGCCGTTAAGAAGAGTGTTGAAAAAGAGGCCAGCTACGGTCGCCGTGTCCGAAAAGTCTTCAAACGGTATAAAGCCGTCGCCGCAGCACAGGCTCAAGATCGTTCACGCCGGAGTCAAATCCTTGAAGCACTATCCCGGCAACGCACGTCGAGGCAACGTTCCTTTGATCGTAGAGTCGATCAAGGAGCTTGGGATGTACAAGCCGATCGTCGTAAATCGCAGAAATAGGCAGGTACTTGCTGGCAATCACACTCTCCGTGCAGCGAAAGCTCTAGGATGGGAAACGATTGACGTTGTGTTCGTTGACGTTGACGACGAGATGGCGAGCAAGATCAATGCGGTAGACAACCGAACAAACGACCTGGCAACTTACGATCCGGTTCTTCTGGGAAAGCAACTTGCGAACATGAAGACCTTGAAAGGCACAGGCTATTCGGCAGATGATGTTCGTGTGCTCGTGAAGACAGTGGACAGCACTCATGTTCCCAAGGAAAAGTTGCAGGCGATTCTTCATCCTGAACTCAGAGAAGCAGACTCGAACTTCACGATGGAAGACCTGCCGGAGGAAGAGCGAGAAGTCGGTGGTGGAACACACATCGTTGAAGCTTGGAAGACGAAAGAGAAGGATACTTTCGGAGAAGCAAAGACAACGTTTGAGGGAGTGCAAGCTCTAAGTCCGAAAGCTGACTTCAGAAAGACTTCGATAACTCCCTGGCAGATTCCGGTGATTCGGGATGACATGCTCATGCAGACAGCCGATCTTGCTGTGAACTACAAGTCCTATGTCCCGAGTATCTACTCGGATTGGCCGGATACCGAGCAGGGATGGTTGACTCTTTACCGTCCAGGAAACACTCGTGGTCTTCGGTACACAGATAAGGCGATCTGGTGCTTCTTCACCTGGGACGAGTTTTTCGAAGATTTCTGGCTTGTACCAGACATAGCTGTGACGAAGATGATCAACTCAGGATTCAAGTTCTCGATGGCTCCGGACTTTTCTACTTGGAGCGATGTTCCGAGAGTAGAAGCGTTGTGGGCGTTGTATAAAGTGCGCTGGCTTGGTCGTTACATGCAGGAGGCGGGTATCAAGCTTGTCCCACACTTCTCTAGTGTTGATGGAGATACCGATTTCCTTGTGAACTATCACAATGCCACACTTCCCGCTCACTGCCCGGTTGTAGCGTTGCAGACTCAGAAGACGCTTGATTATCACAAGGATCTGAAGGCTGCGAAAATCTTTTTGAAGGAACTGGAAATCTTCTACAAAGCCACTACTCCAGAGGTGTTGATTCTTTACGGTGTCGACGCTGATCTCGAAATGGTTCACCGTTCCGGACTTCCGTGGCGTATTATCCTTGTAGATCCGTTCGGTAATGAGATGCACAAGACAGCAGAAGCTCGAACGGCACGAGAAGTTTTGGTGAAGAGAGGTTTGACTTGAGCGTCAATAAAACGCTTGTCAGCACAAAGGTCTTCCAGCGATGGCCGCAGGATGATGATGAACTTTGGTGGTTCGTCTGGGCTATCTGGGGCTACAAGATTCCGAGGACGAAAGTCTGCAAGGATCATGTTGCGCCGTTCACAGCGTTCGCAAACGCATACTTCGCACGTGACCCTGTAGCTGTCTGGGAGGCCAGCCGTGGGTTTGGTGGGAAGACGATGATGTTGGCTCTCCTGGCGCTCACAGAGGCGCTAACGTTGAACTGTGGAGTAACTATTCTGGGTGGCTCCGGTGCACAGTCTCAGATGGCTCACCGTTCAACCGACTCAGCCTGGGAAAACGACAATGCTCCGAAAGATGCAGTTTCGAAGACGACGTTGTACGACACGATCTTGAAAGGCGGAGGCTGGATCAGATCGTTGATGGCATCCCAGACAGCAGTTCGTGGTCCGCACCCGTTGCGACTTCTGCTCGATGAGATTGATGAGATGGACCTGAAGATTCTTGAAGGCGCACAAGGTCAGCCGATGCGGATGGTTCATCACCCGAATCTCGACACCGGCACAGTGATGTCGTCTACGCACCAGCACCCGAACGGTACGATGACTGAAATCCTCAAACGTGCTAAGGAAAATGGCTGGTCGATAGCGAAATGGTGCTACAAAGAGAGTTCTAACCCTGTTGATGGTTGGCTTACACAGACTGAGATCAACAGGAAAAAGACAGAGATCCCCAAAGAAATGTGGAAGTCAGAGTACGATCTGCAAGAGCCGAGCTTCGAAGGTCGTGCGATCGACACAGATTGCGTCGAGAGATGTTTCCGTGATGATTTGCTAGAAACTGGTTCCGTCTTCCAAGGCTATGACAGCGGTATCTGCTCGATCGAAGAGCCACAGTTCGCACCTACGAGATATGCACCGTATGTGACCGGGGTGGACTGGGCGAAAGAAGAGCACAACACATGTTGCGCTACGTTCCGCACAGACAAGCCTCCGTGGAAGTGTGTCTCTTGGAAGCAGTTCACCAGAGTCCCTTGGCCTGTTACTGTTGCTCGTGCGGAAGCTCCGTGGAAACGGTACGGCGGCAAGTTCGTTCACGATGCGACAGGACTCGGAGATGTCATAGACGATTACATCCATTGTTCCGAGATAGAGCGCCGCCAGCATATAGTCGAGGGAATGACTATGAACGGCGCAAAACGGAGTGGGATGTTCGTGGACTACATCGCTGCGATCGAGAACGGATTGATCTTGTACCCGAAGATCATGAAAGCCTACGAAGATCACAAGTTTTTGACGAACGAAGACCTTTTCACCACGGGAGGTCACCCTCCCGACAGTTTCGTAGCTGGAGCACTGGCATGGGCGATGCGGGAAGCTACAAGAACACATGCTGCTGTTACTCCTGAAGCAGTGCCAAGGTCTTCGGGCAGTTCTTGGTTCGGCGCAGCACGTTAGAGCAGATAGAAGAGATCAAAAAGAGGTAATCTTCAAGTCATGGCCCCACGAACGAAAATCTCAACCAACGGCAACAGTCCACCGCCTTCATCGCAGAGAGATGACACCGTAAAAGTCTCAGTTTTCGAAGAGATCGGTGCATCAGGTCTGAAACGATTCTCCGGGTATGTCTCCGGGGATGATGCTTATCTGCCGAATCTAGGCTTCTGGCAGTCCGTTCAGGTTTTCTCGGACATGGTGAACAACGAACCAGTCGTGGGGGCTGCGATGTTCGCTATCGACAACCTGATTCGACAAGTGGACTGGACGGTAGAGCCGTTTTCGTCGTCTGCTGCTGACACGGATGCGGCAGAGTTCCTAGAACAGAACATGCACGACATGAGCAACTCGTTCACAGATTTCATCTCTGAAGCCCTGACGATGTTGCCGTTCGGGTGGGCGTGGCATGAGATTGTCTACAAGCGCAGGAACGGGATGGTGGACGATGACGCTGCAATTGCGGCCGGAGATAATAGCAAGTTCAACGACGGTAAGATTGGTTGGAGAAAACTCGCTCTTCGTTCACAGGAAACTCTTCTCCGATGGGAGTTTGATGATAACGGCGGCATACAAGGAATGTGGCAGCTTTCGCCCCCCGATTACAAGTTGGTGCTCATACCGATCAGTCGATCCCTTCTCTTCCGCACGACTGCCCGACGCAACGACCCTCAAGGACGAAGCATCCTCCGTTCCGCATATCGCCCCTACTTCTTTAAGCGACGCATTGAAGAGATCGAGGGCGTAGGGATCGAGCGTGACTTGGCTGGTCTGCCGATGCTGATGGTGGACCCGATAATCATGGACGCCGAAAACGCAACTCCGGCGCAGAAGAAGACCTTTAATGAAATGAAGTTGCTTATCCAGAGTGTCCGTCGAGACACAGCCGAAGGAATCATCCTCCCGTCAATCTTTGATGAAGGTGGGCGTCCGCTGTATGACTTCAAACTCCTTTCGGCCGGTGGAAGCCGACAGTTCGATATCAACGCTGTGATTCAGCGCAAGGCCGAAGAGATTGCAATGTCGATGTTGACTGACTTCATCATGCTCGGTCAGACTGGTGTCGGATCGTATGCGCTTTCTCAGGACAAGACGACTTTGTTCTCTGATGCGATCGGGACGTACTGCGATGTCTTCACTCAGACTTTGAACAACTACGCTATCCCGAGGTTGTTCAAGTTGAACGGGATGAGCTTGCTACGTCTTCCGAAAGTTCGGCATGGAGACATCAAGGCTCCTGATCTCATGACTCTCGGCACGTTCATCGTCGCCGCTGCTCAGGGTGGATTGCTCATCCCTGACGACAAGCTGCTCGATTGGATCAGAGTTCAGATGACTGCTCCGGACAGGGACAAGAATGCTCCCATCACTCCGCCGCAAGTTCCGATGGGTGGACCGCCGTCACCGGCCCAGGCGGGAACACCACCCGCCAATGGAAACCAACCCCCAAAAGCAATCAGCAGGTCGGCTTCCAAAGCCAAGCCAGCGCCCAGAATTCCACGAACGGTAGCTACTAAGAAAACACCTCCTCGGGTTAGCTCGAAGAAGTACGCAGCCGCAGCCCGTTCCCGATGACTACGCTCACGGATTCTTTCCAAGACCTTTTAGAGCCTCTGGCTACTGAAGCTTCAGAGTCTCTCTGGTTTTCGCTGAATAACGAACTCTGGTGGCCTGACTTCTCAGCCAAACTTGCCAAGGCTTTCGTTACGCTTCAGCGTGGAGAGATTTCGAAGGCCGATCTCGACTTCACGGACGATGCAAATGCTTTTGCCGAGCAGTATGCCCTGAAGCACGGCGGAGAACTGATCACGAATATCACGGCGGATCAGCAGAAGGCTATCCAACTCATCACGTCGCAGGCATTCACTCATGGCGTTTCAGATCAAGTGATCGCCAAGAGGATTCAAAAGACGCTCGGGCTGACAGATGCAGATGCGACGGTACTCAACAGTTTCCGTCAGGGGCTTCTACATCGTGGTGTGCCAGCCGGAAGTGCCGACTACCAGTCGGAACAGTACGGTGACAAGTTGCGGTGGGCTAGGGCTGTTCTGATAGCTCGTACCGAGATTGCGAAAGCGATGAACGCCGGTCAGCTCGAAGCATGGGAGACAGGACTTGTCACCGGTGATCTCGACCCAGAGACACAACGCCGGTGGGTGTTGAGCCGACTAAATCGTCACTGTATGAAGTGTGTAGGGATGGCTGGGACTTCGATCCCCATCGCCAAGAGTTATCCGGGAAACATTATTCATCCTCCGCTTCACCCGAACTGCGGATGTACGGAAGAGCTTGTGACTCCAACAGGTTTCTCGAAGTTCTACGCACTTGATGTGCGAGTGCGGATCAGCAAAGGCCGCAAAGCGGAAGATGTTGAGGAAGAGCTCCGCCGTGCTGCTGGATCGGGAATCATCGGGCGATATCACCCTGGAGAGTGGACGGAGAATTCACTGCCGGATCGCGATCCGAATCTTCATTTGATACGTAGGCACAAAGTCCACGATCGTCCGGGAACAGTGCAGCATCTCATCGCTGTCAACAACCACCACTACTACCTGAAGAAAGAATCATACGGTTTGTGGCAAGCGATCGAGTATGACAAGAACGGTAAGGCGGACATCATTGTGCGTGCGAAGCCTGCACGGGGAAGAACTGTAAGTGCTCGTACTCTTCCTATTCGTCGTGCGCTTGATACTTGGATTGGTCAGAATCCGACAAAGTATTCTGACAGAGTTCCGCCTCCTGGTGGTTGGCCGAAGGTTCGTGAAGCTGAGTCATCTGGTCAGTATGCGCAGGAACTTGAAGATATCGGCTTCGTAGATAAGAACCCGGAGAAAATAAAAGAAGAGCCGTTCAGGATGAATCCACGTGAGCCTAGTACTCTGCGTTGATACCACTGCTT